AACAATGAAACCTTCGGAATACTTCAGGGACAGAGTCGAGACGTTCCTGTCCATGCTGCCTGATAAGGCGCTCAACGCCGGCATCGACGTCGTGACCTGCGTAATCGTATACGACATAGCCATACCGTACGCGGCCAAGGACTATAAGCTCGCGCTCGAAGCATGGCTGCAAGGACGACACGACGTGTGGCAGGAGCGCATAGACGCGTACAAGGCGAAACCGGACGGCAAGAACCTCGCCACCATAGCCGGACACGCAATCAACGAACACACACCACACACCCAACAGGACTTCGACGACATCGTCGAACACGCATACAGGCTCGCCATAGACGAAACGCTTATCGAAAACGAACTCGAAAAAAGGAGAAACAACAATGCCCGACGATAAACGACACGACGTGTTCAGCAGAATCGCGGCGGTGCAGCAGACGGTGGAGGCGGTGAAACGCACCACCGAAGGATACGGCTACAAGTACGCCACGCTGGACAACGTCTGGCAGCTCGTCAAGAGCAGCATGGCGGAACACGGCTTAGGCTGGACAGCGGTGTGCGCGAGCGAGATTGTGGGCGCGGACAGCGACATGCCAACCGTCTACAACACGCTCACGATAGCCGTCTACGAGTCCGCGCATGAGGGAGAAAACCTCATGGACATGGTACAGCATGGCGAAGCGGTCAGCAGCAGCTACACGTATCCCGCCGCCGCCGCCCAACAAGTCGGCAGCTTCGAAACCTACTATCGACGCTACGGACTGACTCACCTGCTTGGACTCACCACGGTCATGGACGACGACGGCAAAACAGCCGCCCCCCTCCCACGCCCTTCACTCGCAGAAGAATTCAACTGAAAGGAAAAACAAAATGGCAAACAACATGCTCGAAATCGAAGCGGCAGGCGAAATCCGATTCGTCCACATCAAGGACAAATACCAGTCCGACGCGGCAAAACAGCGCGGCATCGAAGCGAACTACCAATTGCAGCTCGCCTTCCCCAAGAACGGCGACGTGCATAAGGAACTCGTCGCGGCGGCGAAACAGTTGGGAGTCCGCGCCAACGGCGACAACCTGCGCTACAAGGACGGCGACCTCATCACCCTCAAGGACGGCACCCAGCCGCAGCGCGGCAAGTGGCTCGTCAACCTGTCCTCGAAGTGGAGGCCCAGCATCGTCGACCAGAACGCCAACGACATGGAGCTGACCGAAGAGCCCGGCGACGGCACGCTCGCCAACGTCGCGTTCAAAATCGGCAGCACGAAGGAAGGCAAGCTCACATACTTCCTGACCGGCGTGCAGCTGCTTCGCGTCGAAAAGAACAACACCCCCGCCCCCCACAAGTTCGGTGCGTACACGCAGCTGACCATCGACGAGGAGGGCGCCGAAGAGCCGGAATTCTAACCGGCCATGAACGCGCCAATCCACTACAGTGACGAAGACATGATTGACGCGCTCACCACGTGCATGAACATCAGCCAAGCCGCGAAGGCACTTGGAGTGTCCCGCGGCTGGCTGTTCCCGCACGCGAAACGGTTGGAGCGCGAAGGCAGAATCCTGCCAAAATCAATCATGCCCGCATATATCAGACCAAAGGAAAACGAATGACGAAATTCCTAGACACCCCCCCCGACAATATCAAGGTAGACAACATGTTCAACATGATGCTCGAACGCAACCTAGGCAGATGGGCCGAATACCGTTCATACGAGAAACGCACCACAGCGAACGCCATCGCCTGCCATATCCGCAAACACCGCGTCGCATGGACGGAACCAAACGTCGACTACGCCGCGGTCACACGCCGCAAGCCGGACGGCACATACGCGGTCTGGGTCAGCGCGGTCAGAATCAGGGAGGACACCAATGCCGAAACTGAATAGCCACAAGCCGGAACCATTGGAATCAGCCATCCAAAACCGTCTCATCAGAATCCTCGAACAGCAAGGCTGGTACGTCCAAAAAACCGAAGGACGCTCACGCAACGGCTTCCCCGACGTAACCGCAGTCGACACGCTCGGCAACGTATGGTTCATCGAACTGAAACGCACGGTAGGCAAGCCAAGCCCAGACCAATGCCGCGAACTCAAAGCGCTCGCCGAACACAACGCGAACGTCATGCTCCTCTACGGCGCGAAAGCCATCGACACCATACTGCTCTATAAAAACCTGGTCGACTTGACAAACATGTACCACCACATCCTCGTGGTCGATTCGGAAGGAAAAATGAAATGGACGAAAACACTCTGACATACCGAGTCTTCCAAGACCGTGAGGCATGGCTCAAAGCCCGCGAGGAAACGATAGGCGCGTCAAGTCTCGCGCATTTCATCGCAACCGGACAGCTACCATCCCCCCCGCCCGACGTTCCGGCCGTACAGTCGGCATTACGGTTCGGCAGCATCTGGGAACCCATGCTCGTCAAACTGTACGCCGAACACCTGCAACTCCACATCGCCGCCAAGAACACGCCAGTCGACGAGTTGGAGAACGGACAGCTCGCATGGTATGACAACAGCTTCTACACGGACGGACGCCTGCACGTCTCCCTTGACGCCGCATACCGCGACCATGGAGGCCTGCTACACACCGTCGAAGCGAAAACCGGAAGCAAGCCATCCTACGCGTTCCTCTCCGCCGAACAGCGCAACCAATATGCGGCCCAAGCGCAGATAGAAGCCCGCATGATGGACACGGACTATGCGGAAATCATCTACGCCCAACGCCCCCCGTCATGGGAGACGCTGGACGCCGATTACATCACCGAACGAATCAAGGAAACCCTCGACATCGTAATCATCCCCGACGTGATGGACGCGGGCGCGTTGGAAAAGCATGTGACGGAATACGAGCGCGCGGAACGCCCCACGGACACGGACAATGGCGGACAGCGGCTGTTGGCCGAACTATTGGAAGCGAAAGACCGGTACGAAGCGTTGAAGGAAAAGCTCACCACATGGCTGGACGAACACCCCGGCGAACGAGTGGCATGCGACGGACATATCGCACGACTTGCGGAAACCACGCGCACCACCACCGACTACAAAGCGTATTTCAGCAAGCATCCCGCCGACCTGACCCCATTCCGGAAAACATCAAAGACCACGCGTCTCAGCGTGGTGAAAGAGAAGAAAAATGCATGAGATTATGATGAACCGCCTGTCCATTCCCATGACAACCGTCCTGTCCGTGCTTGGAACCACGGCGGCTGTGCGACTCATCGTCGGAGTGGGCCAACCATCACGGAGGACATCATGAAGCGTAGCGTATACGAATCGCTTGACGGCGACATTTGGGCCGACATCGAGCAGATGCGCCAACCAAAGCCCATGCCCCCAGCCCAAAAGAAGAACACAGTCACCCGCTACGCCGACATGACGCCAGAAAAAGCGGAACATAAGCGGAAGCAGAAAAAGAAGTGGATGAATGAGAACCACGAAAAAATGCTCGACTATTGGAGGCAATACAGGAAACGTCATCCTGAGGAATCCAGAGAAGCCTGCCGCAGATGGCAGGAGAAATTCGCGGAAGAGCATGGCGTATGCTATCAGACTTGGCGCAGATGGAAGCAAACGCCTGAAGGACGCGAGCGCATAGCCGCATGGGAAGCCGAACATGGAAAGGAACCACAGTGAGGGCTTTCATCTTCGACGAGGCAGGAACAGGCAAGACCAAACGCAGCATGGACCTGCTGGACGATGCGGAACATATTCTCGTCATCTGTCCGGCAAGCGTCGTGAAGACCGCGTGGCTGCCGCAAATCAGCCAATGGTCTCACGGCAAGGCGTTGACCATCGAAGACTACCGCAAGCACGGTTGGCTGGAAGACCACCGTTTCCTCGTGGTGTCATACAATATGGCCGCGAAGCTGGGTGAGGTGCCGGACGGTTTCAGCCTTATCGTGGATGAAAGCCACATGGTGAAGAATCCTAGGAGCGGACGTTCCAAAGTCGTGAAAGGCATCAGCGACCTTGCCAAGGACGTGCTGATGCTGACGGGCACGCCCGCTCCGAAGGATTTGGAAGACCTGTACGGGCAGACCGTCGTCATGTATCCGCACGCCAAGGACAGGATAGCCCTATTAGGCGATTCCTGGCGCACTCTAGGCGCGTTCAGGGTGCGATACGGCAAACCATACACGATGAGCGTGCAAGGGCGCACAGTGGTCAAATACACGTATTCCAAGCCCATGGTCGAAGAAGCATGCCAGCAGCTACAGAAGCTCGTACTGGACATACGACGCGGCGGCAACCCACTGCCACAAATCGAATGGCTCCCATCACCGAAACCCGAACAGGAAGACATGGCGCTCGAACAGTGGACAAACACCCACCAACTCGCCGAAGACGTGTACGCGTCAAGCGCGAGCGCCGCAGCCGTCAAACTCGCACAACTCGACGACGGCTTCGCATACAAAACCGAAGACCGTGGAGAATCCTACTGGTTCGGCGTGTCCAAAATCAAAACGGTATACGATGAAGCCAAGAGACGCGAAGACCACACACCACTGCTCGTATGGACACGGTTCAAAGCGGTAAGAGACGAAATCTACCGGACTTGGACGCCATGCACGGATGCGAAAACATTCCTCGCCATGACCGCTCAAGAACGAGAAGAATACCGGCTCATAGTCGCCAACCCGCAGTCAATGGGCACCGGCGTCGACGGCCTACAGCATCTCATAAAAGACCAGATATGGCTCGACCTACCATGGACATACGCCGACTGGGAACAAGCCAACAGAAGACTGGTACGACGCGGAAGCCCCTATCAAGGACAGCAACGCATACTCGTACCAGACACGCCATGGAACCGCAAAGTCATGGACGTGATAGAAGGAAGGAAAACCCTCGATGACATCATCAAAAACGAACGGCAACTATGACAAGGTGATGAGAGACGTCAACAAGGCGCTCCCGCAAACCGCGGACGGACCGCACCGACTGGCCGACAGGACGGCCGGAACAGCAGCACACCAGCCGCAGACCGCGAAAAACGGCATCTACACGCGCATCGCAGACAATCTCGTCCGCGTGAACGACATGCTCAACGGGGAGAAAGCCGAAGAATACGGCAACCCGCGCACCATGTTCCAGAACATTTCCAAACGATGGTTCGGCTGCGACGACGCTGAAGTGGATGTCGCCCTCATGATGGCCGAACTGAAAATCGAACGCATCAAACACGACCGAAGCAAGGAAGACTCGTATCTGGACGCCATCGCCTACCTCGTCATGGCATTGGCGTTCATTCAGGAAGGAAAGAAGAATGACCAACGATAACCGCAATGTGACGCGGATAAGAGTAGGTCGTGAGGAATGGCGGAAGATAGAATCCGGGGAGACAGGCTTCATCCTCCGCGAAACACAATCGCCATACGAGACTGTGGGCTTCGTGTTCACGGACGCCTTCACGGGAACGCACCTAGGCAACGCCACCACCCTCTCGGAAATCCCATTCGGCGACTATGAGGCCAGCCCTTGGACGTGGAGCATGTTCGCCAAACTGACCGGCATGACCGAACAGGAACTCAAAGAAAAGTTCCCAGCGGAAGCGAGCATGGAAAACCCATCCGCATGCGCAATGTACCTGTACGAAATCAAACCGATAAGCGACAAGGAACTGTTGCAGCGCCTTTGCGACGAGCAAGGAGAGAAAGAATGCTGAACGACATCACCATCGAACAGTGCGTAGACCATCAAGACCTCATCATGCCATACACGGAAAAACAGTTGAACCCCAACTCGTATGACGTGACCTTGCAGGACACCATAATCGTCTACGCCATGGACTCTTCACGGAATGTCGGAGGCTACGCGGACGGCGGAGACCACACGCTGCACGGCGTCCACACCAAACAGGTCAGAATCGACGGATACTACACGCTTCAGCCGGGACAGTTCGTCCTAGGCGCCACCGTGGAGAAAATCAGCCTCCCCGACAACATGATGGCACGATTCGACGGGAAAAGCAGCCTCGGCCGACTCGGACTCTGCACGCACGTGACCGCAGGTTTCATCGACGCCGGATTCATCGGCACCATCACCGTCGAACTGAAAAACGAGAACAGTTTCCCCATCCTGTTGAAACCCGGCATGAGAATCGGCCAAGTGTCGTTCGAATACTTGAACGATGCGGCGGTGAAACCCTATGGCATGGTCGGCCACTATCAGAATCAGAAAGCTCCGCAGCCAGCGGTGGAGGTGTGACATGGAACAACCAAGACAATGCCTCGACTGTGGCCGCGACATGACATTAGAGGAATGGTATCCCGAAATGCTGTGCGAGACCTGCAAGCAGGAAATCGATTCGGCGTTGACGGACGAAAACAGACAAGAAGGATTGGAGTACCCAGATGAGTGTTATTAGAGAAATGGCTGCCGGCATCACTGGTCGTTGCTGGCACTGCATGAAGAAACCAAAAGAAGGCATCCTATATCATGGACTCCGCACCGAATGCTGGAGGTTGCGTGGCCGCGATTGAACGAGAGAAATTCCGACCAATGCAATCAAAGGAAAACAAATGAACAACGGAATTCAGCAATTCGATGCACTCCGCACCCTGACCGACGAGGCGGGCGAGCCTTGGTTCGTAGCCAAGGACGTATGCGACATCCTCGGACTTGAGAACAGCCGCAAGGCAACTGCCGAACTCGACCCAGACGAAAAGAATACCGTAACTATTAGTGACGGAAACCCAAACAAGACCATCATTAGCGAGCCGGGCCTGTACAAGCTCATCATGCGCTCGCGGAAGCAGGAGGCGAAGGAGTTCCAGCGTTGGGTGACGCACGAGGTGCTGCCGTCAATTCGCAAGCATGGCGCATACATGACACAGCAGACGTTGGACAAGGCACTTACCAGCCCGGACTTCCTCGCCACCAAACTGAAGGAAGAGAAAGTCAAGGAACTGGAGCCAAAAGCACGATTCGCGGGCGCCGTGGCCGCGTCAGACGGCACATGCCTTGTCGGAGAACTCGCGAAAATGCCGCGTCAGAACGGATTGGACATCGGCCAAAACCGACTGTTCGCCAAGCTCCGAGAGGACGGATACTTAGGTAAGACCGGTTCCAACCGCAACGTGCCGACCCAGAAGGCCATGGACTTGGGACTGTTCCGAATCAAGGAAACCGCCATCACCCACTCGGACGGCCACGTGACCATCAACCGCACCCGCAAGATAACAGGCATAGGTCAAACATGCTTCGTCGCCCGCTACTGCCCGAAAAAAGCGCAAGGCGATAAGTTCTGATGGAAACCCTGAAACTCATCATCTGCACCACTATCCTGCTTGGATTCGTCGCGGCCATCATGGTGGTGTGCGACGCGTGGGACACGCGCGTCTTCATCGCATACGTGGCGACGGCAATCATGGCTGACATGATATGCGTACTGTTGGATGATTAAAGAGAAAGCCCCCGCATGTGTCACCGTGCGGGGGCTGGGGAGAAACCAAAGGAGGGCTGCTGGAAAAACTTCCAACAGCCCCCATTGTATTACAGTCAACGACACATTGTCAAATACCATTCGCTTCCGGATTCGGTGCCGATGGCGACATACCGCTGCTGGCCCGAAGAAGCGCCGACATAACGACCCCACAGGAAGCCGTCAGCATAACCGCCCCAACCATCCAGCACGACCTTCTCGCCACGACCGTAACCGGCTACAACCTTTCCCTTCATCGACGGTTCGGTACGCACGTTCAACACGTCGACCGCAACCTCATACGTGGTAGGAACCACGGTCGGAGACGGGTCAACCACCGGCACGGGAGCCGGATTCACCGGAGTGTTGGCGCCCACGCCAGCATACTTGTCCCAAGCGGCCTTATCGCCAGCGAAATAGTTCAAATCAAGCGAACCGGCATAACCATTGATGTGGCCGTTGGACGTGTACTGGCGCATCGGATACGCCACATACGACCAAATCGAATCGGCATCCTGCCAGCCGACCGCATCCATGGACGCATAACACGCCTCCCAAATACCACAATCATGCTTGGCGGCAATATCCTTGATGAACGGGATTTCGGAACGCTGCGCATACACGAGCGGCTTCACACCGGTCAGCCGGATATACTGGTAAAGGAATTCGTCAAGATATGCCCGATTGCCCCAAGCGGCGTTATCGTCCGCCTCCCAGTCAACGCACGGCACGAACTTGCCAAGATAGCCCCTGGTGTGTTCGGCGAAGAAATACGCCTCCTCGGAAGCGTTCACGCCACGAATGTAATGCATGTATCCGACCGCCATGCCACGGGCGGCAGCGGCCTGAATCTTCTCGTCGGCGCCGACCCACACGGAATTCACCAGACCATGGTCGTTCGAACATTCGCCAGCGCCCCAAGTACACTGGACCACCACGCCATCGGCGTCAATCTTGGAAACGTCGCAATCGGCCTTCCAATTGCTGATATCCACAATCCTCATTATTCGGAAACCTCCGTATTCTTGATATGCTTGCCCGACACCTTCGCCTTGTCGGACATTGCGAAGGAGGCCGGACTGATTGAATCCGTCTTGCCGCTCGACGCCACGCACGTCAGCACGCTGGCGATGGCCGCGACCAAGGCGATGCCACACACGTTCAGCCAATCCACGTCGAACAGGCCGACGCCACCGACCACGCCAGCCGACAATGCCGCCTGACATGCGGTGCGGATTGCACGCTCAAACGTGTCAACCCAAAAATCCTTAGTGAACAACATTCACTGCTCCTTACTGTTGGCGTTCGCCAACGGTTCTATTGTACTCCTCAATGCGTCGGGAAGTCTTGGCTTCGGATACTGTCTCAGAAACTCCGGGTCGAGGATTTCGCAGAGTTCGTTCAGCCAATGCCCCATCGAACGAATGTACGAGGTTTTCAAATCGTCCAGATAGCGGAGTTCGTCGCGTTCCTGAATGAACTCGGCAAGCTTCTCGTCCTGCCGGTCGATTTCCTGTTGCATGTTCAATTGGGCTTCCGAAAGCCGCCTGTAGGCTTCGCTCAGGTTGCCGCGTCTGTTTTGCATCCAAGTGACCGCCGCGGCCACGATGGCGCAGAACCCGGTCACTAGGGAGACGATGATGTCAGTGCTCATATGGCACCATTCTAGCCGATGGTCGAGATTGACCCAACGGCAAGAAAAACGCCATCACTCCGGTGTGGCCGGAGGATGGCGATGCTGGAATTGGATGGCTTAACCGATATTGTAAGTTACCGTGGTGGTCGTGGAGCGCTTTCCGGTGGTGCCGCCAGCATACCCGACATTGACTTTGCCGTCCGTATCCACGCTGACAACGGTCGGGAAATATGAATCCCTCGTGGGAACGTAAGTGTCCGCCTTCACTGCGGGGTAGAAGCCGGAATTGTTGACCTGCGCTACAACGGCATTACTACCCCATCCAGTCAGATTCACATCGGCGGTCGTCAGGTTAATATACGCGATGCCGCAGCTCGCCCACATTCTTGCCTTATGCGAACCTGAATGGATGTCTCGCCGAGGCATGTTCCATCCACGCCACTTACCATTTTTTCTGACATAATCGCAGTCATCGGCCATGTTATGCACCACCGTGCCGTCAGGCACATTGGTCAGGGCGTCACGCTGGGCGGAAGTCTGCACTTGCAGCATGTCACCCTTCAGCGCCGCGCCGATATACGTCTGCGTGATGACCACACCAGGCGCCGCCGTATTCGACACGCCAGCCGGAAGCTGTACCTGCGCCAAAGCCAAACCGCCGGTCGGAACGCTGGGCGCCACAGGCGCCGCAGCGGCCACTCCTTTCGCCACGCCGAACACGGGAGAATCCGAATCGTCCGACATCGGCGGACGTGTCTCACGCTGCTTCACATACACCACGTCGATACGCGAATTCGCGGACGGAGCAGCGGCAATCGTCACCTTCACGTCTCCATCGTTCTGAATAAGCAGCGCTCCATAACGATTCAGCACCGCATTGAACGGATGTACCGTCACACTCATGGAATTGCTGTTGCCGGTGACGAGATTGTCCTGCGAACGGTCGAGAATGCCCGCAACCGGCAGCATCGTGGTCTTATCGCAGACGAACAGGCCGCTCATGTCGCGACGCGCGTCCATGAACGACGCACTGCCGGACACTGCGAAGATACTATTCCTCAACGCCATTATCAATCTTTCCTTCCAGCGCCTTCAGGCGCGCTTCCAATTCGTCGATACGGTCATGGGCGAGATGGGCCTCATGTATCGCCCACACGCCCAGCATCGGATAGTTGATGCCGCACGGCTCGTAATCATCATTATACTCAACGAACTGGCCCAAACCGTTATCGTCCAACTCTTCGGCAATCATGCCCAAGTGGATTATCGAGCTGTCGCCGTTCAGATTCACGTCATCGATGAAACGGTAGAGCGTCCAATCCACGGCACGCATCTGCTCCAACGTGATGTCCGGCTTGAGGAAATCCTGCTTCACCTTGCGGCTGGACTGCGACGTGCCCATCGTGCCATCCGACAGCACCCACGCCGCACGATACGGGCCGACCGAGAACAGATTATTGTAAGCGTTCGTCGTACGCGTGCCGCCACGGTCGGGAGACAACACGCCCCAATTCCACGCATTGCACTTCGCGTCGATGGTCGCGCGGTCATACGAATTCCTGTTGATGGACGCGGCCACAGTCGAGTCGATGTTCTCGCTGATGCCCAACACCTTCTGAATCGCCTGAGTCAACTGCGAGCCGGAAGGCTTCTCCAACTCGCGCAACCGGCGACCATACTCGTTCAACGTGGACACGAGCTTGTTGGTCACTTGGGGCGGATTCTTCACGTCGAGAGTATCCGCCTCCTCTGCGGCCAAGGATGTGCCGTCAGCCGATTCGCCCTGATGCACTACGATTTCCACTATTCCACCGTCACTTTCACACCGTCGAACACGTCACCCAACGTGAACGTAATCCAATTCGAACTTTCATCGGCTTTGATGCCGGTGATGCGCCGCGTATGCGCGCCATCCATATAATACCAGTCGCCCTTCGTAGTGAACCTGATATAGTCGCCGACCGTATAGTTTGCGAGCGTCTGGTTCACCGAATGCAGGTATCCGCGATGCACTTTCGCCTCAGTGGATGATACCGGCTGCCAGTAGACGGCCGCGGCCTCGTTCGCATACGCTTGAAGCGTGTCCTGCAGTTTCACGGTCGAATGGCTGGAATCCACGCTCTCCCAAATCGGCGCACCGGCTTTTTCCAAGATGTCCGTGTAGGCTGACACGACAAGCGTCTTATCGTCGGACTTGCCGGACGTGAACCATTGCAGCGAGGCGAGCTTGTCGCCATCATCCGTGGCCGACAGGGATGCGATGCCCGGCTGCATGGCGGACGCGCTGAAATGGTGGGTTTCGCCGCCAAGCAGCGGATGGCCGGTCTTCATATGCCACTCATACCCCAAGCCGTCAGCCGTGCGCGTCGGGAAGAATCCGATGTCGCAACCGTTCTGATAGTTCGTGATGTTCGTCAGCACTTCACCGACGTAACTCAAATCGACCGCCTGATAGTTCGCTTCGGACTTGCCGGTCTCCGCAGCCTCCAACACGACCGGTATATTGCTGTGGGGCCAGCTCATCGCCTGTTCGACGAGATTGCGTGCGACCGTGTTCCATGTGACGTTCTTGTAGTGCGTGTCATACTGGGGGTCTGGCGAACCGTCCGACTTGACGAGGCTTTTTCCCATCGCCTTCGCCGGAAGAATCGTCCGATGGTCGAAATACGTCCACATGCCTGAAGCGACCAATGTCAAGATGCCAGTATCGGCGTCATAGTCGCAGCGCATGAGCACACCGCCGACCGTAAGCCCATCATCCTCTGCAACCATGACGGTCTTGCCGATGGCCGCGATGTTCCTCAAATCCAACAGTCGCGCATCGTTGGCGATGTATTGGACGCGCGTATCATCGGACGAAGCGTAGATGGGCACTTTGACGGTGAGCGAATCCGTGTCGTTCAGCTTCATCTCCCACTCCGCCGAAGTGTGCGGCAATGGGATGATACGGCGTCCTGTCAACAAGTCCGCGAGATAGATTTTCACCGCCAAGCCTCCTTCCATTCGACCGTCATCGACGGTTCGCCCGACTGCACGCCCAACGGCGTGAACTGTATCGTCGCATCGCCTGAAGGATGGAACCAGTTCTCTTCAGTGAGGAACATGCTCAAATCCGACTGGTTCTGGAACAGCACACGCTCATTGTCGAAGTCGAACACCATCGTCTCGTCCGGGTTGATTTGACGGTGGAACTCGACCGCTTCGCCGGTTTCGATGCAGTGGATGCGCACGCCTTCGGACAATCCGCCTCTGATTTTCACGACAAGATGCGTCGGAGCGAAACCGCTTCCGGTGATGGCGACACGTCCCGGATTCCCCGCTTCGCCTTCCGTCAGCGGGTCGAGCAGCGGGGAGAGGATGCCTTCGCCGTCTGTCGGCACGCCGACCGTCTGCGAGCGCAGCGGCGCATACAGGTATGGGGATGGCGCGAGCAGTCCAATCTGAAAACTGGCCTTGCCATGATACAGGTATTCATCCACGGTCATCGACCTGAGTTCCGCATCGCACGACAATGCGACGCCAGAACCCTTCTGTACGGTGACGGGAACCAAACGTCCGGCCATGCCGCGAAGACGGCGCATCATCACGTCGGTCTCTTCGACCGTGCTGGTCGAATAGTATCCGTTGACGGTGATGGTGCGCCCATCATAATACGTCGTGCCGGGAACTGCGTTGCCGTCAGCCCTAGCCCACGAATCCTGTTCGGTCTTGGCTGACGGCAAATCGTCGAAACCACTCATGGACACCAACGTGAACTCGTGTCCTGCATCGCCGTAAAGCGTGATGTCACCCACTGTGACGGTTATCGTGCTCAAGGTCTGACACTTCCAATCATCTCGTTGTTTAAAGCGTATCCGAATCGGCGGGCCACGAGTTCCACATCGCTCAACGGGCTTGCAACCACATTGTCGATGTGGACGCCGCCAGCATACCGCGGGTCGCCAGCCGACACCATTCCAGTATAGTCTTTAAGCCGCGGAGCCGACACCATGCCAAGACCGTCAGCGTCAATCTGGTCGAAATCCAACGAACTCAGCACGTCATCGACCTGACCGCGCACGAACGAGCCTTGAGAGCCGATTGCTTCGCCGAAGTCGCGCATAAGATGCTCGCCGGACACGCTGGTATAGCCTGAGCCGGAGAACGGGCCGACCTTAGCGGGAGAGAACGGGAAGAAGTCTCGAATCTTCTTCAACGCGCCACTGACCGCGCTCTTCACGCCTTCGACCGCGCGGAGGATGCCCTGCTTGAAACCGTCCATCAACGCGGCGCCGGAATTGACCAGCCACGAGCCAGCCCCAGCGAACAGGCCGATGATTTTGCTCGGAATACTACTGATGAAGCCGAGGATGCGACCACCCAAACCGGCGAACGGTCGGGCGATGTTCCCGATAATCGCAGGAATCTTGCCCACAACAGCCATGAAAAGGCCGGGGAAGCTCGCCGCGATGCTAGTCACCACGCTGACGAATGCGCCCAGCAATGTCGGCAGACCGTTGAGGATGCCGGCTGTCAAACCACCGATGATAGCGGGCAGCTGGTTGACGATGGCGACGGCGATGCCCGGCAATGCCGCGGCCAGCGAGGTTATCACGCTTGTGATGGCGGACATCAATGCGGGAATCAGCGTCGGCAATGCGGTGGCGATGCTCTGCCCGATGGACGGGAGCGCGGCCACCACGGTGACGCCCAACGTCTGGAGGCCGGAAGCCAAGGATGCGCCGAATCCGCTGATGAACCCGGCGATGGCCGCGCTGTTGGCGCCGATGGCGCTGAACGCGGCCTGAACGCCAGACACCAACGCCTGACCGAGCGAGGTCATGAGCGACGGAATCTGCCCGGCGAGCGTAGCGAACAGTGTGCCGAACGCCGTCAGCATCAGCGGGCCGTACGTGGCGATAAGGCCGGGCAGCTGGACGAAAATGCCCGAGAACGCCTGCGTGATTTGCGGCAGCATCGTCATCAACGCGGGCGCGAGCGTCTGACCAACACTCATGAGCGCGCCGGCGATACCCGGCAATGCGGCCGTGACGCTCGCCACCATCTGCGGGAGGGCGGCGGCGAACGCGCTCGCCATGGCAGGCAGCTTCGTCTGGATGCCGGTAAGCGTGTTGTCGAGGCTCTTCTGCCATTCGTCGAAGCTGCCTGTCATCTGGGACGGGTCGAGCTTGAACAGCGTCTGGAATCCGGTCGTCAAGCCGGTGAATATCGCGCCGGTCACACCCAACTGTGAGGCGATGGTGCCAATCTTGCCGATTGCCGCGCCGACTCCATTCACGGCTGCGCCGAAGCCCTTCAACGCGCCGGAAGACACCTTCAACGCGGCGGAGCCGATAGTGGCGAACGCGGTCTTTCCGGCGGACGCCAACGGGCTGAACCGTACGGCAAGACGCGACACGGCGCCGCCGACCGTGGCGGACAATCCGGCGCCAAGAGTCTTCGCGGCGGACGTCAACGGTGCGAACGGATTCTGCCCTTTGAACGAGCCGAAAATCTTTTCAGCAAGACCATTGAACGGCGTCGATAATGCGGATACGGCTTCGGAGCCGAACGACTTGAGCGCGCCCTTGACTGGGGAAAGCCCACTGCTCACCGCGGACGCAAGCTTGGACATGGTGTCACGAATGCCGGTCACGTCCAGCATTTCACCGAACGCCGTCCTGAACTCGGACGCCTTGCCTTTCACATTCTCGACCATGGAAAGCACGCCGGATTCGACGTTCGCACGCATGGCTTCCATCTTCGTCTTGACGGATGCGGCGGCGTTCGAGAACGCTTCGGCGAAAATCTCCTTGACCGGCGCCCACTGCTGTGCTGTGTTCGCCGCATAGTTGGACAATCCGGCCTTCAGGTTGCCGAACGTCTGCATGATGCTGTCGGACGCGGACACGGCGGAACCGACCAATGGGAGGAACATGTCGGGAATTTTCAGGCCGGTCAGGTCCTTGAATTCGCGTCCGACCTGCACGAGCTTGTCATGGTAGATGTCCGCGCTCTGTCCGGCCGTGTCCAACGAACGGTAGATGTCCGAATCCACGACGATGGTGTCTGCGGCGGCTCGAATGTCCCGGAACGCTTGGATGAGGGATGGAGCCTTCTTCTTTGCGGCGGCGTCCACTTCGGTGTTGAGCGTTTCGAACGCTTTGATGAACGCTTCGGGAAGCGCTTCCGCGTCGGCTCCCATCGCGGTCAACCCGGTTTGGAGCAGCTTCACATTGTCGGACGCCTGTCCCACGCCGTTGCGCAGGTTGGCCGCGGCCTGCTGGATGATTTCGAAGCCTTCGGCGCCTTTCTCGCCGAAGCTGAACGCGTACGTCCCCAAGTCTTCGAACGCGACGTTGAACCTGCCTATCGCGTTCTGCGCCTTCGTCGATTCGGATAGTATTTTCGCCATCGCGCCGGCCATGGATGCGAGCTTGTCGATGGCCGCGGACGATGCGGACACGGCGGCTCCGAACACGTCAGTGAAGCCGGAACCAAGCTTGAAGAGCGCGGACTTCACGTTGACCAGCGCGTTGCCGATGAACGGGATGCGGGCTGCGAACCGGTCGTTCGTGGCGACCAGGAGGGAGAACGCGGCGGCGCCGACCACGCCCACAGTGTTCAGCATGTCACCCAAGGAGGCGAGCAGGTTGGCGTTCTGAGAGTTCAGGCTGATGAGGTTGGTCAACGGGCTGAGGAACTGTTCGACCTGCTGCACGTTGAACGCCTTGTTGACGGCTGGCGCCAACTGGTCGACGAACGTCGAAGCCAACGTGGCGGCAGCGTTCGACAATGGCACGAATCCTGCGAGCATTTCGCCGAACGTGTCCACCATGCCCGAATTGGAGATGGCGGTCAGCGTCTTGCCGAGGTTGGCGGACAATGCGGTGGCCGCTTCGGCTGACCTTGCGCCAATCGTGTTCTTGATGCTGTTCCACGCGCGGTCTGCCGTGACGGGCATGGTGGCGAACTGCTTTTCGATGGCGTCGGCGTTCTCAAGCACCGTGTCGTAGAGGGCTTGGCCGCTGATTCCGCCTTCCTTGCCCAACTGTTTCAGTTCGCCCACGGACACGTTGAGATGCTTGGCGAGCATTCGCGCGATTTGCGGCGAGTTCTCCATGATGGAGTTCAACTCATCGCCGTTGACGATGCCCTTGCCCAATGCTTGGGTAATCTGCCGCATGGCGCTGGACGCTTCCTGCGTGGACGCGCCAGTGCTAATCATGTTCATGTCGAGCAGTTTGGTGAACCTGGCCGCATCATCGTAATTGGATACGACTTCCGGTGCGAGCGTGCGCAGACGTGACGCGGACTGGATGAAATCGTCGGTGGCGACACCGACCTTGTTCGCGTATTCCAGTGACGTTTCGAGCGAGCCTTTATAGTCTCCGGTGGCGCCTACCGCGTTTTTCAGCATGGCGGTGGTCTGACCCCACTGGTTGCCCATTTCGACGATGTTGGAGGTCACGCCTTTGACGGCTTTGCCGACCGACGCGACCGCGGCGACGGCGGCTGCGGCGTTCAGATACTTGCCGAGGTCGAGGGTCGCGAATTCCGCGCCGAAAGCGTTGGCGGAACGCCGACCACTGGAACCGAATGAGGGGAACACGCTGTTGAGCGCGTTTTTCACGCCGCCTTGCAGGTTGAGGCTCTTGTTGAACGAGCCGGAGAACAGGCGGGACATGCCCAAGCCGTGCGAAGTGAAGAGTCGGCTCGTATTGGATGCGAGCTTGGGTTGGACGGCGGGGGTGAGCACCGCGCCCTTGCTTGCTTTTACAAGTGCGGAATGCAAGCCATCCAACGATGGGAGTACCTGTATCCATGCGGTCGCGATGCTGCCCTTTGCCATCTATTGTTCCTTTCGGTGAAGACCCAACGCCTTGTCGATGTCTTCGGTGTTCATCGAGTCGAGTTCGTAATCATCCTCCTTCCTGGTGTTCTTCTGGTTTTCCGGCAATACGCTCTTTGGTTTCTGTCCCTTGCCGGAGTAGGGGGCGAGCGTTGACTGTTGGATGATGTCGAGCAGTCGGGCGGTCGCTCCGAACGTGCCTATGAGCTTCGCCCTCTCTATGAGGGTGTATTGCCGTGGACTGCCGTATTGGCTTGCGAAGTCAGCCAAGATTTGGCTGTCCCACTTGTCCGGGTTTATCGCATATGTCAGTCTTTCGACTGGGAATCCAAAAGCGTCGGCAATTTTCCCGAGAGGTATTCCCATGCGTCGAGCACGTCGTCGTCGAACGCGGCCATGACCGCCTCGTACTTGTCTTCCTTCAGGACGCCGCGCATGAGCTTGTCCACGAGCCAGATGGCCTCCATGCTGTCTTCCACGCCTTCGGAGTGGATGGCCTGCTGGAATTTGCGGTTGCGGAGCAGTTTCGCGTAGGCGTCCGCCCAATCGGGGTTGAAGTCTTCGACGGTGATGGTGGGTTTGCGTTTTGCCATTGGGTTTCCTTTCGTTGTCTTTCTATATAAGGATACCCCACGCCAAGGGCATAACCTGACGGTATGTCTTGACGTGGGGTGAGTGTCCTGTCGCCACATTACACGCTGACAAGCGAGAGTGTGTTGAAGAATGCCCGTTCGCTCCCGCTATCGTTCGATAGCGTAATCTGGCATTCAATTGGCACATCCATGCTTTTGAATGTCTTACTGAACTGAATGTATTTGCTGCTACCTTTAACGCTAAACTCAAACAGTGTTTGCTGTTGAGGGGAGACAATCTTTATCTCGACAACGCCTTCAACAGGTGCCTCAATAGTATTCGCATACCCGCTGAGACGCAATGTCTGACCCGGTGGAATGGTGAACACATCAGAAGAACATGAGGTAATACCTGATGTGCCTCCGAGTTGTAATAAATTGGGGGCACTGTTGGCATTGACGTTTTCCACAATTGCTTCTGCTGGCGTCCATTTCACCTGCCCTTCGTCGAAGTTGCCGTTGGGAATTAGATTGGTGGTAAACTCTCCGAAATCGTACGGGGCGGACATGTTCAGTGTGCTCTTATACCTAGTGGCAGACCACTTGTTGACGCCGCCGCTTGTCGTGGAG